CTGAGGCGTCTTGGAATATAATACCACAATCACCATTGACATATAAACACCCACGAACATATACATCATCAAGTATACTTGATCCACTCTGTGAGAAATCTGCCTTGAAACTTTTTACCATTATCCTAATCCAAGAGATTTTAGAACTCCATCGAACGCAGGTGAACCACTGAAAGCTACAAGTGTAGAACTTGATTTTAATACATCTGCTAGATTTCCAGATTTACATTTACCAGTAATCTCTGTTCCTGCAAATACTATCTGTGAAGTTTCTTTAGCATCACCAATCTGTATAGTTGCTGCCTTCATTGTAATTTGTTCAGTAGCATCTAAAACAATATTAGTCCCTTTTAACCCTATAACTCCATCTTTTACAGATATATCAAAATCTCCATTGGGTGTATGAAGAACAATACATGGTCCTTCAGGTGCTTTTTCACCTACGGTGATTTCTAGTTTGCCTTCCGTTTCAAGTCTAGCAAAACCAGACTCCATATGCTTGAATGTAGTTCTCTCACCACTCTCATTAGTCATCTTGAGAGATGCTGCTTCTACACCACCTACACCAACCTCTTGACTACTAGATTCTAGAATACACTTTGGAGATGCTTTTATATTGGTAGGATATTTACTTTTAGTCATATCTTATTTCGGGTATATACAATCGATTACTTGAACCAGTTCACCTTGTAGGACTGGTGGAATATCTGTAGACATAATGGGTCTCAGTACAGCACCAAAACCAGTCTCACTATTGATAGTAAGGTCTGCTAGGTCATCAAAGCGGCAGAGATTAGAAAGAGTAACCTTTGTAATACGTCCATCAACAATAGTTAGGTCACCACAATGTGCAGGATTTAGTGTATCAGTGTCTGCATAGTCTTGTCCACCATCATCAACAATAACATCAATAAGATAGACAGGTTCTTGATCACCAGCAGGATAATTCTCACCCTCACTGACTATTGAGATACTAGTAACTTGACCATATGTAGGTGATGTGGGTATCACATCAATGTTTGCTTTACCATAGGCACCATATCCTCTTCCACAACTGTCTGTGAATGCTACCAGAGGCGCTCTACTGTATCCAGAACCAGGATTAGTTATCTTTACTCCAACGATACTAGCAGTCCTCTCAATACCCCCTACAATATCCTCTTCATCAACATCTTCTATAACTCTTCCGAGAATAACTTCAGCAGCAGCATTGAATCCATCACCACCAAAAATTTCAACGGTGGGTGTTCCACATTTGAACGGATTACCAGAATTGCAGGGTGTAAGGGATGACGCTTCACTTAAAGGAGACCCAAATAAGTTCCATTTACCATATTGTTTCTCAAAGTCTGTAACAAGGTTTTGTGCTCCTTCTGAAATAGAAGTACCACTGAATATCTCATTGAACTTATCATCTTGATTATCATCAGATTTTCTTGGTCCTGTATGTAACTGATATTTTGTGGTAGCAGGACATTTTAGACTCTCACCACAGGTAAAGAAGTTTTGAATCTTTCTGATTGTATTTACTGCACCAAGAATAAAGTCCTTGACCTTGAAAGTTGTCTCTAAAACTTTTTGTATAGGTTCTAATATTGGACCAACAATAGAATCAATACCATCAACGATTCTCTTGGTCATCGCACCAATGAAATCTTGGACAGCACAGACAGGAGCATTGACTGCATTGTTCATAGCACCAACTAGTAAGTCAGTGACTACATTAGTCATGGAGTCAAATATCTTTGTAGATGCACATACAATACCATCAAATAATCCTTTGACTGGATCAATCAATGAACCTTGAAGGTCAATAACTTTATTCATTGCTTTGAAAGCATCTTCTGCACCTGCCATAATTCTATTAGCAAGTGCAGATAATCCAGACTTGATTACCTCTTCAAGTTTATCTCGTAGAGCACCAGTTATAGAATTGATGAAAATCTTTGAACCAGTTGCAATAACTTCTGCAGTTCTTCTCAAATCATTTGATAAGTTAACTGCTGCTACGCCTGGTTGAGTAATTCTATCAAAGAATGCTTCTAAACGTGCTTCTGTTTCCGCGAAAAAGTTATCCTTACAGGGATCTGCAAGAATAATAACTCTACCCGCACTATCGGAATCTGACTGATGACAGCTCATATATTATCCTCCTTCAATATTTATTCTAATAAGTTAGGAATATCTGCTGCAAGACCAAATGCTTCACTAGTGCTACCTTGAGTAAAAGATGATGATGGTAATGGATATGTATTAAGAGGCATAGTTTCGTATTTCAATCCCAAAATATTCATTGTGTTAAATGGTTGTGCTCTTGATCTTGATTTATCACCATTTGGTTTTGCTTTTGGAGTGCAAGGTGGGGCTTGCTCATTGAACTCCTGTCTACCCATTAGGTTTAGTGGTACAATCTTACCAACAAATCCAGACTTGGCATCAAATCTACCAGAACCATACTTAATACCACGAGTTCTACCAAAGCAACCATCAATTACTGGTTGTTGTCTCTCATCATCAAGATAATATCCACTTACTGCATCTCCTGGTGAATACTTAACAGTATCAAATGTGCCTCCGCCACCAGAACTACCTACCATTTTAACAAGAGCAAAAGTTATATCTTCATCCTTAATTTCACCTTGTGCAAATGGTGTAACTCCCATAATGGCAACACGATATCTTACACCACGGGAGTCACCACCCAGTTGATCTTTCTGTGAATCAAATGGTAGAATCATACCAATCCATCTACCATCGTTTCTTCCGTAATTATGAACTGCTGACATTAGCTTGTTTTTGTAAAGTGAAGACCATAAGAATCACGAATAAGATTCATTGAGGTAACAGAGTTATTACCATCAAAGTGATGTCTTAATGCTTGTATTATATATTTACCACTGCGGGTTTGATCTGGACCTTTTTCCTTATCAGAAGATGTGTCTTCAAAGATAATCTTAATTGTTGAACCAGCACTAAGGTCAGTATTACAAGGAACTGTAGCATTAATCATCTGAGAGAACATTAAATTATATCTCGTGGCGGATGCTGCAATATAAACTTCTGGATCGTTGTTCTTATCATCCTTAGAAATCTTTTCTTTCTCTGCACCAATATCAATTACTTTGGTATTGATTCTATGAATCTTCTTACTCTCTTTGAAACCACTCTCAATGATACGTGGTGTTTTATACTTCTCACCAAGTGATGAGAACTTGGGATCATCAACTAATTTACCATCAACAACGGAGATGTCAATCTCTGTGAAAGAATAAGTCAAAGAGTTGAAGAATATACTCTTAGATGAGTAGACACCCGTTCTAACCTGTGATAATAAATCTTGATCCTTTACAAATGAAAGTGATGCAACTTTAAAATTATTTGTATCGTCTTTCAACTGTTCAGTTGCTATGAGAGAACCATTATAGTTGTATGTAAATTCTGGTTCTGTGTTAATAAGTTTATCGAAAGAAACAAAGTTGAACTTACCGATAGTTTCAAAGCACAGATAACCTGGATTGGCTGTGTTAGCAGGCACAGAACGTGATGCCATATCAATAATTAAATCTAGTGGTCTCTTATTATTACCACTAAACGATGCTTCATTTGCAGTCTTAGTTATCTCCATCTCACTGTTATCTAATTCAAGATACTCTTCAACAATTTTTCTGACAGAATCACCAATGTTGCCATTGTATCTGTGAGTGACTCTCTTAGTATCACTCATCAAAGCAACCTTAGTTCTAAAAGAAAGAACATATGATTCTGCTGTTGAGTCTTTTATTGTTGTTACTTTATCAACATACAGGAACTTATAGTCGTTGATACCACGAGAGTAATCAATAGGTTGACCAAGTTGTGGTTTAATCTTTACTAAAATTGTAGAACCAACTTCTAGAGGTAGAAAGTTTCTAAGTGAAGTATCTCTATTTAATTTGTCATCATTACCAACACTACCAGACGATGCAATTGTGATAGCACCAGTGACATAAGGAGATAAAATATTTTCGTAGATATCAAACGTTATTACTCTAAACTGTGCATCATAAAGATCCACAAAATTACTACCATCTGGCGATAGTAATCTAAATGATTCGTATATTGCTGGTTGTATTGCTGCTGCTGACATTATGCGAAACTATGGTAGTTACCCGTACTATTTAAACTAGAAACCTTTGGTCCACTCATCATTGCGGCTGCTCCACCTCTCTGTGGATTAATGTATTTCACTTTTTCTACTTCAACTGGTTGAAGAATAATCTTAGTGCCAGAAGCTTGTTGACCATCTGGTGTAAGATTTCTCTTTTTAATAAAACGCTGGTAATCAACATCAGCAAATCCTACTGGTTTTACAGAGTTTCTACCAGTCTGCCATGAATAATGGAAGAAGTTACCTCTTGATGAGAATTTAATATCTTCACCAGGAACATAGTTGGCATACTGTGTTGTGCCTTTGAAATCAGTTCTACCTTGGAGTTTGTTGAGTGCATCAACAATCTTTGCTTGACCTTCTGATGACCTTAACTTTGCTACAAGTGCTGGATCATGGTGCGCCATTCCCTTGGTAACTGCCTCATATTGTTTATGTTGGAAAACAACTCCTTTGATTGTACTAGGAAAATCATTTGATGCTACACGATTCAATACCGATGCTGCTACACCATATTCATCATCAGTATCTCTTTCTGCCTCAGAACTAACAACAAATCCAAGATACTTCCAATCATCATCAGACATACTAGACAGTGCTCCACCACCAGCACCCAAGGAAGAGATTATACCACCACTATGACCACTACCTTTATGATCACCACCAGAAGATTTTTTTCTTAATCTATTGAGTTCTAGAAGTTTAATGAGTTGTTCAAACTTACCTACATTCTTGCTATAGAATTTTGTATTCTTCTTATTTTTATCAGCAACCCTAGGGAATAGTCTGATAGGATTCATCCTATGCTTATCATCCCTATGATCTTGCAGTCTTGATTGTGTCGTATTTAATATTTCACCACCCTTATTTCTAGGTTGTGGTGATCCACCAGTAGAAGAACCATATGGTTGTCCACTCATCATACCAGAAGCACCATATGATGGTGGAGGTGGAGTTGGAGCACCACCTCCTTGCATTGGTTTCAATACATTCCTTAAACTGTTAGCAATATTTTGTGCATTAGTGATAAGTGAATTCAGATCAGAAGACATCCGATTAAACATTGACTCTGCTATCTTATAAGCACCACTGTCTTTGATGGCATTATTCAACCATGTTAATTTGTCCCATACAAATTTTGCACCGTTCCATAATGCCGTGAATGCACCGACTGCTCCATCAATAATAGGTTTTGCTTTTTCATAATACTTTTCTATTGTTGCTCTAATTTCAGGTAATTTATTAACAATAAAACCAAGCAAAAGATTAGTAAGAAAACCAGCAAGACCAGACCTAATACCAGAAGTTGCATTACCTATTGCATTAGGAATACCAAGTGTTGGTACTCTAATTTTTTCAATTGAACGTTCTTTATCTGCTCTCTCTTCCCTCTGTTGTTCTCTTCTTAACAGAGCAGTTTTCCTAGAGGATATTCTTTGCTCTTGCTTTCTACCAGATATAAGAACACTTCTAATGTTTGTGACGTTCAGTTTTAATTGAGTATCAACTGCCATTTATCAAACCCCCGCCATGATTCCAAACTCTTTCATAACATACATGATGTAAGGGTTAGATGGATCAACAGGATCATATGTTGGTAAAGAGTCATTACCAGCTGGTCCAACACTAGAAGCCTCTGATTGTGGACTACTAGATGTCAACATTGGATTAACAACAAGTCCAGGAGTTCCCTCTCCACCATTAGCAACAGGTTTCAGATTACCACCAGATCCTCCAGGTTTGTTCAATGCAGGAGCAGATGGTTTAGGTGTAGATGGTTTATTAAGTTTGAAAGGTGAAGATCCAGCACTGGTGAAGTCCATGAACTTATCAAGTGCCTTATCAAACTTCTTATTTGTCTTCTCAAAGAGGTCTTGACTCTCATCTTGATCTTTCAGAGACTTATACATTGCCTTGTATAGTTTTCCACCATTGTAATTGAGATCATCCAAGAAAGGAAGATACTGCTGTGCCATCTTACGTCTAATGACATATTCACCAGGTGTGAGCATCGTAGCAACGGAGTCTCTATTAGGACCTGTGCCACGTACAACACCACCCTGATTCAATTTCTGAACTTCTTTATCACCAACGATTGCATCATAAAGGACTCCACCAACATAATCACCTAGGATACCACCAGCAATGGTTCCAACCGCTGGAATAGGAATCAGAGAACCTAGTGCACCACCAAGTAACATACCGACTGACTTTGCTGCTGCTCTACCAACACTCTCACCCAGTGCAAGTGATATTCCAAAGTTGAGAAGTCCTCCAAAGACGGGGATTCTCTTTAAGATTGGACTCAGGAATTTAAAGAGAGATTTGAAACCAAGTTTACCTAACATCTTGCCACCAGAACCTCTGGCGAACATACGAGCATGGTCAAGGAGATTTCCCTTACCAGATATAATACGGGCATGAGAAGCATTGAATCTACTTATGCTAGCACCAGAACGCATAGGTGCGCCTGTTATAGGATTTACATTTCTGCCATAATGTAAACCAGTATTACTACCACCACGCATCATTGAAGAAGCAGTAGCACCAGTAGAACCAGTATTAGATGGTGGTTTTACTGGTATTACAGGTTTACCACCAAACAATCCAATTATTGATTTTACAAGATTATAAACACCTAAAAGTTTACCTGCAATGTTTAATAATAACGCACCACCTAAAACTGCTAGTGTTGTATTCTTAACACCTTCCCAGTTATTTCTAAACCAATCAAAAGCATTCTCTACCTTCTTCTTATTCTCCGATAACCAATTAAGAGCTTGATTTGTTAAGAATCCAGCAAATATATTCTTTAGGAAACCAAGGATTCCTTGAAGAGGATTACTAAGAGGTGCTAATACTTTTTTGGTAATATTACCTGCCGCACTTCCAAGTTTCTTGGTTGCTTCTAGTGCTCTCTCTTTATTGTCTCTTCTCTTTTGATCAGAATATTTTCTGATAGCATCAGTCTCTTGCTGCTCCTTTGTGATTCTGTATTGAAAATCAGAAACAAGCAGTCTCTTAATATCAAAAAGTATATCTCTTACTGATTCGTCTGCACCACCACCAACCTGAGGCATCAAGAAAACATTCTTGGCCATGGAACCACGACCAGTAGAGATACCATAGGCACCACCCAAAGGTGTGGTCTTTGGAATTTTTTGTGTGACTGGTGCTCTCTGTTGTCTAAAACTAGTAGATGATATTTTAGTCTGTTGGACACGAGGACGCGCAGATCCACCACCTATTCCACCAAGTGCCTTACCTGCTAATCCTGCTACTCCTAAACCCAGACTAATTAATGCCACTCTTCTGCTGATGTTTCAGATTTTCTTCTTCAATATGTTGTTGAAGGAGAGTCACATATATTTCTCTCTCCCAAGGTATCATATTCTCTAGCTCTGTTATTGAGTATTTATGGTGTTGTATCAAGGCAAAATTAGTGCGATAATAGTTTTCCAAACTCTCATGAGCTAGAGCTAGCTGAAAAAACTTGCTAACCCTTCAAGCACAATCTCATTATCAACTTTAGTATTAGGATTCGTCACGTTTATTGTGTGACTAAGCTTAGGCATAGTCTCAAAAAACTCTTCAATCATCTTGAATTGTTTTGTATTCATCTGCTCTACAAATCCTTGTAGTTCTTTCTTGGTGCAATCTGCCGCATCCCAAGACTCTTCAGCATTATACACTTGCTCAATACATGATGTAATCATATCAAGTGATTGGTCTACATTAGAACCATCAGCACTAGTCTCAAAGTTTGCTTCAACAAACTGGTCTAGTGATGGATACCTCATCTTGACTGCAAGTTCATCATCCAATTTGATAATTGGTGTGTGCTTAGGATCTTTCTGAACCTTGATAGAATCAATATCAATTTCAAGTTGAACCCGAGTTTCACCATCATCAGGACAGGTGATGTTTACCTCTACTGTTTCACCAACGGACTTGGCACGAACATTAAGGAAAAGGTACTCAATATCAAAGGTGGACAGTTGATTAACTTTAATTCCTCTGGTGAGGATACAATCAGAAATAACTGTTTTGATAGCATCGGAAATCTGTTTTTGATCTTCAGATTCAAGTGCCATAATGAGAATCTTTTCTTCCTTTACAAGGAAGGGACGATATTTAATTTTCTTTCCAGTGGAAGGCAAATCCAACTCATATGTTGGTGTAGAAATCTTTGGTAAAGGCATAATAAGTTATTCAGTTTATCGTATTAGTATATATCTATCGTAGGCAAAGGTAACTGATACTTTCAAGAGGTCTGCTGTACCATATGATACTGGTATGGATTGTATCGATTTGGGGAAAGCATTCTTGAATTGATATGTGATTTTTTTATCAAGGTTCTTATCAAACTTTGTGATTTGAAGACCATCACACTTATAGGTGTTGGGATATCTAAACCTTCTATAAAATCTCCTATCATTCTCACTTACATTTGCACCATTAGAAATATAATCCATCCATGCTTCAAAGAATAGCAGAACTCTATAGTCTTTGTCAATATAGAATGAGAAAGATGAATCAGTGTAAAATCTCGTGTGAGCAAACTGTTGATTAATACCTTGAAAATTATCTTTAACCTCTGCAGTTGCTAGTGAACTCGTAGGTAAAGTGGCGTCATAGCAAGCAATACCTACATTTCTTACGAACCAATCTTGTCTTACACCAGTTAGTTGATTGATAGCACTGAACAGAGTTCTGTTGTCAAGATCAATGTCAACCTGATATAGATTAGTTAGAGCAGGAGCAGATAGTGCAGATCTATTAATCTGTGATATTGTTCCATCCTTTATACGGACTGCCATCTAAATATAGCTGTGATTGTTATAGTTATTTAGATGTCATATAAGGGAAAATATCAACCGTCGCATCCGAAGAAATATAAAGGTAACCCATCTAATATAGTATATCGCTCTTTGTGGGAGCGTAAGTTCATGGTTTACTGTGATAGAAACCAGAATATACT